GTGCCCTGGAAACAGAACAGGACGTGCGCGGCCTGTTTAATCACGATCCTAACCAGGTGCTGGGGAGGACCGGGGCCGGGACCATGACGTTATCTGCCGATTCTATCGGCCTGCGGTACGATATTCTGCTCCCAGACACCCAGCTGGGCCGGGACGTGGCCACCAGCATAGGACGCGGGGACGTTACTGGCAGCAGTTTCAGTTTTAAAGTGGCAGACGGCGGCGCGGAAATCCGTAAAGACGGGGACCAGACTGTCAGGGAACTGCGCAGCGTCAACTTGTTCGATCTGGGACCGGTTACTTTTCCAGCATACGGGTCCACGAGTACCGGCCTGCGGACAGCCGAAAACGTAAAAGAAGCGGAAACGGCGCTGTGGGCCTGGCTGGATGAAACACGCAAGGGCCAGGAAGCGGTTGACGTGCGGGCCAGGCTGGTGGCGCTGGGCCTGGGATAACGTTGTTGCAATTGCAGGCCACCTGTGAACAATAACAACTGTGCCGGCTGAAAGCGCAAGCCAGTAAACGGTACAAATCGAAACAGCTGAAAGCGTAATGCAAGTATCTGTTATCTGCGGGGATCAATTACCCTGCCGGCAGATACTTTTTTGTTCCTGCCGGCAATACCGACAAGGAACAACAAATGTCAGACGCTATCAAAAAGCTGCAAGAACAGCGCAGCGAATTATCAGCAAAAATCAAGGAACTTGCAGACAACCAGGAAAACTGGTCAGCAGAGGACCGGGAAACCTGGGACGCTGTGAACACCAGCTATGACGAAACCGTATCCGAAATGGAAGCGGAAAAGGAACGTCTGGACGTTGCAGCGCGTTTGTCTGAAGTTTCCCAGGCCAGGGACGTTGCCAGTTTCAAGGCCCAGCGTGCTGGTGAAGAACCCGTAACGAGCGAAACCCACAACCTGGCGTTCCAGGCTTGGGCACGTTATCAGAACGGGCTCGATATTGAAGAACGGCACCAGAGCGCATGCCGGCAGGTAGGTATTGACTACAAAAGCCCCAGTTTTGACGTCCAGTTGCAACAGAATCCAGCTGGCTATCGCCACAACGGTTTCGGGCGCAGCCTGGAAACGCGGGCACAGTCAGTAGGAACTGACAGCGCTGGCGGTTACACGGTGCCAGAGGGATTTGTAAATGAGCTGGAAAGGTCCCTGCTGGCGTTTGGCGGTCCGCGGCGCGTTGCCAGGATCCTAAGAACGTCTACCGGCAATGACATGCCCTGGGCGTCAGTGAATGATACCGGCAACGTTGGCCGGCTGTTAGCTGAAAACGCAGCGATTACAGAAACCGCTGTAACGTTCGGCAGCGTTACAATCTCAAGCTATAAGTATTCGTCAGATTCAGTTTTAATATCTGCGGAACTGATGTCGGACTCGGCCTTCTCGCTGGCCCAGGAAGTCGGCAGTATGTTAGGTGAGCGCCTTGGCAGAATTACTGCCCAGCATTTCACCACTGGTACTGGCAGCAGCCAGCCCCAGGGTATCACTGTTGGCGCGTCTGCTGGCGTGACAGCTGCCGGGGCAGCGGCCATTACCGCAGATGAACTGATTGAGCTGTATCACAGCGTGGATCCTGCCTACCGCAACGATCCTAGTTTTGGATGGATGATGCATGACGATATCATCCTTTACATCCGTAAGCTAAAGGACGCCAATGACCAGTATCTCTGGCAGCCTGGACTCCAGGACAGCGAGCCAGACAGATTGCTTGGCAAGCCGGTTGTCGTGAATAACGACATGCCAGCCCTGGCAACTGGGAATGTTACCGTTCTGGTCGGCGCCATGAGCAAGTATGTGGTCCGGGATGCCGGATCCGTTCGGATGTTCCGATTAGAGGAACGGTACCGGGACAACGACCAAACCGGTTTTGTGGCGTTTAGTCGCCATGACGGGCGAGTGATTGATGCGGGCACAGGTCCGATCAAGAAATTGACCCAGGCATAACACCGGGGGCAGATAGTTGAAGGTCCGACTTTTAACGGGGCGAGTATCGCTAACCGGCAGCAATGAAGCCGGGGAAGTGATAGAGATCCCAGAGGATGAGGGCCAGCGACTAATTGACCGAAAGCTGGCGGAGCCTGTCCTGCAAGGACGCGGGGCAGGCACGCCAGAATCGGCCATGCGAAAGCCAGCAAAGGCCAGGGGCAAGGGCAAAAAATGACAAGCGTAATTGATTACGGCCTGGACTTGCAGACAGCACCAGCGGCAGAACCGCTGACAACGGCTGAATGCAGGAGCCACTTGAACCTGGACGAGACATATTATGACACCATTCTGGATAACCTGGTGATAGCGGCCAGGCAGAAGGTTGAAGCGGAAACCGGGCGGCAGCTGATAACGGCCACCTACGATCTTACCCTGGATAAATTCCCACCAGGCACGCGGATACTTCACATGCCCAAGGGCCAGCTGCAAAGCGTATCTGCTATCACGTACACAGACACAGCAGGCGCGGGTGCCACAATTACCGCGTCTGATTACATCGTCAGTATCAAGCGGGATCCTGGCAGCATTACACCGGCCTACGACAAGACCTGGCCCAGTGCCAGGCAGGTGCGGGACGCTGTGCAGATCCGGTTTATATGCGGCTACGGGGACGCGGGCAGCGATGTACCCCAGGCAATTAAGCAGGCCATCCTGCTGCTGGTGGGGCACCTGTTTGAGAACAGGGAAGCTGTACTAGTTGGCCCTGGTGCGACGGTGCTGCCGATGGCGGTGGACAGCCTGCTGGCGCCCTACAAGCTGGGCGATAGTTTCACCTGTTACGGGCAGGGGGTCTAAATGGTCAGGGCAGGACAGCTGCGGCGCCGAATAGCCATCCAGACAGAAGCAGAAGCGGCAGACGCTGGCGGCCAGCTGATCAGCACCTGGTCCACGGCCAGGACAATGGACGGCCAGGTGGTGGAAAAGGGCGGCGGGGAAACAATACGCGGTGACCAGGTACAGGATTTTGTAACGGCTGTGGTGATTATAAGAGAACCCAGAAGCGGAACATTCCCCACGGCCAAAATGCGGATCCAGTACACAGACGGGGCAGCTACCAGGACCCTGAATATCCAGAACGTACAGCGGCGCGACAACTACCACAGGACCCTGTGGTTGTACTGCCGGGAGGATGAATAGATGGTACAGCCTGGCGGTTTTCAGCATCTAGACTTTGGGCGTGGCGGTGCCATGACAATCGGCCAGTCTGTCTGGCAGGTGACAGGCATTAAAGAGGTTGACGCGAAACTTAAAAAGCTGCCTGGCACAGTACAGAAAAAACTAATGCGAAAGGCCATGAGGAAAGCAGCCAAGCACGTGGTAACAGCAGCCCAGGCAATGGTACCGAAGGACAGCGGCAGGCTGGGGAAAAGTATCAAGATAAGGGGATTAAAGCGGAGCAGGAAAACTGCCCACATTGTTGGCGTTCGGATTGTGACAGGGAAGGATCTATTCAAGGGGGAATACTATTATGGCGGGGTTGTTGAATACGGCACGCGATACCAGCCGGCCAGGTCGTTTCTCAGGCGAGCAGCCCACCAGCAAGAGGACGTTGTGCTGGGCGTATTCCGTGGCGTGATGAAAAAGATAGTTGCAGAGGAATCCTACAGGCAGACCTACCTGGCCTGAACATGCGCAGAATTACATTGAAGCTGGAAAAGTTAAATGAGCGACATAGGCAAAGCAATCAGGACCAGGCTGGCAGCAGATAGCGCTGTGGCAGCTGATGTGGGAACACGCATTTTCCCCAGGGCCATGCCGCAGGATGCCACGCTGCCGGCCATCGTTTACCAGCTGGTCAGCAGCACCAGTGATGACGCAATAGGCGGGGCTGCTGGCATGGCCACAGCGCTGCTACAGGTGGACGTATACGCGGACACCCACCTGGCGGCGAACAATACCGGGGAAGATATCAGGTCAGCCCTGCATGGATTTACAGGCACCATAGGCAGTGAAACTATCAGAGGGCTGCAACTACAAAACAAGCTGGAGGGCTACCAGGTGCCAAATGATGGCGGGGATGACGGTGTATACCGCGTAACCCTGGACTGGTCCATAACGCACACCGAGTCAGTACCCACGTTTTAGAAAAGGAACTAGAAAATGGCAGATACAGGAACAGGCACTACGATCACGTTTGGTACGTCTGGATGGACTGGCAGCGTTATTAGTATCGGTGGCACCACCCAGAGCCGGGAAGCGCTGGAGGACAGCCACCTGGGCACCAGCGGCGAAAAAACCTATGTCTTTGATGACCTGATCGAGCCAGGCGATTTTGAAATTGAGTTCTTTTGGGATCAATCGGCGAGCACGTTTCCACCTATCAGCGCTGTGGCTGAAACCGTCACTGTAACATTCCCACTGAAAACCGGGGAAACCACGAATGCTACCCTGGCAGGCAGCGGCGGGCTGGTTGAAGCAAGCGGGCCGGATGTCAGCAACGGCGAATTAATGACGGGCAGCATGAGCATCCAGTGGGACGGGAAGACTGGGCCAACCTATACGGCGGGGTCCTAATGACTATCACACTCGACGAACACCCAGCCAGGCAGATGGTGGACGGGGAGCTGGTGCCACTGGTGCCAGACCAGCATTGTATACGGCTGGATGGAATCATGGTGGGCTATTGCAGCAAGCACGTGGGCGGCTGTATTCAGCTGATAGTTGTCCTGGATGAAACCACCCAGGACGCTATCGCAGCCCACGTTATGCAGGCCATCGGCCAGCAGACGGTAACAATGGTGCCGGACCTGGAAGAAATTGCAGAACCTGTTTTTGATGAAGGGGAAGACAATGGGGAAGATAGCGAACCGGAATGACATATTAAAGCTGTGCCAGCGCAGGTTCAAGGATGTGAACGTGGAGGAACTTGGCATGGCTTTTAGGATCCAGTCCCTAACAGAAAGAGAAAAGGCAAGCTATGAAACGCAGCTGCTGGGCCGGAACGGGAAGGTAAATAAAAACAGGCTGCTGGATGCCAGCCGGCGTCTGGTCTGCCTGTGCCTGGTGGATAAGGACGGTAAGCCGCTAATGAACAGCGGGGACGTGGACGAACTGGCAGACCTGGACGGGCTGGTAGTTGCCAGGCTATATGATGCCTGCCGAGTCCATTGTGGTTTTGACGAGGGAGACATTGAAACAGCGGTAAAAAACTCAGACAGGGTCCAGCTCGACGAATCTTCTGCATGAGACTGGCCCTAGCGCTGGGCCATGTAAATGTGGATGCCATGCTGGACCTGGTGACACCGGAGCAGATAACAGAATGGTGGGCCTATTACATACTGGAACCCTTTGGAGAACCCTGGCAGCACACGGCGCTCCTGGCTGCTGTCATGCAAAACACGACAGCAAGCAAGCGTAGCGAACTGACACAGCCAGAGGACTGGCTGCCAAAATTCGACCTGGACAGCACAGAAAAGAAACGCAGCAAACTAAAAGACGCGGAACAGAAACTGGCGGCGCTCTATGGCAACAATAGCGGAAATCGCAATAAACGTAACAGCCAGAACCCAGAAGCTGGAAAAGGACCTGGCGCGGGCAAAGGGTAAACTCAACAAGTTTGGCAATCAGGCAAAGTCAGCAGGGGGCGGACTTAAAGCGCTGGCCCTGAAAGCGGCCGGCGCTGCTGCTGCAATCTTTGGCGTAGCTAAAGTTATCAGCGGATTGACTACAGCAATGTCCGAGATAGATGAGGCAAGCAAGAAAGCCAGAACCCTGGGGATGACCACCCAGCAGATTCTCCAGCTGAACCACAGCGCAGGGCTGGCAGGAGTTGGCGTTACCCAGATGAATACCGGCCTGACCAGAATGGTGGTGGGGATCCAGGACGCGGCCAGGGGAACAGGAGAAGCGAGTACAGTCCTAAAGCAGCTGGGTATCGACGTTACCCGTCTGGCGGCGATGTCACCCCATGAGCAATTCTTAACAATGGCAGACGCTATCAGGGGCATAGAGGACCCAGCCCAGAAAGCGGACGCGGCCTATAAGCTGTTCGGCAGGAGTGGCGTGGACCTAATTAACATGTTTGAAGGCGGCAGCGCGGCTATCAGGGCACAGGCGGCAGATTTTGACAAGCTCCACGGCAAGATTAGCGACACAGACGCAAAGGCGGTAGAGGATGCAAATGACGCTATCCTGGAAATGAAACAGGCTTTCAAAGGGGTATTCGTGCAGCTGACGACATTACTGGCGCCGGCGTTTGAGGTCCTTGCGGGAATCATCCAGGGCGTGGCCAAATTCATGCGCAACGTAGTAGATGCCCTGAAAAGCATGGGCGTCAATATGAAGGTTGCGGTCCCGCTGATCATGGCAATAGTGGGTGCCTTATTACTTTATAAGTCTGGCCTGATCGCTGCCACGCTCGCAAAAATGGCACTACTCGCCATGAGCGGTCCGTTTGGGTGGGCACAGCTGGCGGCGGGCGCAACTGCCCTGGCGGCTGGCATGGGCGCGTTTTCGTCCCATGTAAAAGAAGCAGACGAAATTACAAACCAAAGCGCAGCAAGTACAAGCCACCTAACCGAAACAATAGAGGACCATACCGCCGCTGTGGATGATGCAGCAAAGGCACAGGAGGACCTTGCAAAAGCCGGCGCCCACGTAACGGAGCAGTTTAAGACACCGATGGAAAAATTCCAGGACAGAATGAAACACCTGGATCAGCTGGTCAGGGCCGGGGCCATAACCTGGGAAACATATAGCAGGGCGGTCCAGGGTGCTATCGCAGACCAGAAGAAAGCAAACCAGCGGAAGATCGAAGCAGCCAGCCCAATCAGTGCGGTAACAATGGGCAGCAGCGCTGGTTTCTCTGCTATCCAAAAAGCAAACAGGGAACAGGAAAAACAGACCAAAATTGCAGAACAGGAGCTGGCCCAGGCAAAAGAAACGAACCGGATACTAAACGGGGTCCGCGACGATATCCAGAACGAACAAGAGCCACAGGTGGCGAACATATGACAGTTACAAGCGTAACCGTGAAACATGACGGCTGGTCCGCAAGCATGAAACCGGGAACGGCCAGAGTACAGACCATTGCTGGCGTTGTCACTATCGGTGCAAAAATCGATTTCACTGTGGTTTTCCTGGTTGAAACAGATGACCGGCTGGACGGTCCGCAGGTGGTGGCTGGTGGCAATGTGGCTGGCGTGAAAATTCCAGCCATCGGGGATTTCTACGAATTCGGAAACGACATAGACCAGCAGGCATTCTGTAATTCTGTATCACCTAAATCGGTTGGCGGGAATTTGTGGGAGGTTACCTGCGCGTACGGTCCACGGGCCAGCCTGTCACCCAAGGACAACCAGCCAGAAGATAACCCGCCCATGCTGGACAAGGCTGGCCAGCCTACTGATGACCCTATGCTGGCCGCCACCAGTGTACAGGTCAGCCTGGTACATATGAAGGAACCCGTAACCCAGGCGGTCTACGCCGGCCAGTGGTGGGGCAGAGCTGCCGGCAACGTACAACAGAAACCGAACATCGGACTTAAAACCCCGAACGGTGGCATTGCAGGCGAATTGATACAGCCGCTGAATGGCCTGCCTGCTGACATTGATAAATGGCTACAAAAGCGGGCGCCGGTTTGCAACAGCGTGGGCGTGCCGTTTGATCCACCAGTCGAGCGGGATCATGCCAGGATCAATTTAAGAATTACCCGGAATCATAAAGAATTCCCGGTAAATGATATCTGGTGGTATCAGGACACAATCAATGGAACAGATATCAGGGTTCTGGCACCTGGTTTCGATGTCCTAATCCCAGCCCACTGGGGAAAAATGATGAGTATTTCAGGAACTCCAGCGCTACTAGGCGGCCTGTCGTTCTACCGCGTGACCTATGAAATACATATAGAGCCTGGGCTATTCGACATGGAGGACCACCCATGGCGCCCAAAAATACTAGACCGGGGATTGACCAGGCAGACGACCCCAGAGGAGGACGCAGCCCATGACGATTACGACAAGGGCGCGGGAATGCGGCCAGGCAACGTCAATATTAAAGACAACACCGGCCAGGCAATCAGCGAACCTGTGCTGTTGAACGGGGCAGGGCAGACACTGAAGGGCGACATTCTAGGCAGGACAGCTGTATGGCTGGAATATGCCATCTACACAGAAGCAGACTGGGGCGACCTGAAACTAGATATTATGGACGGGTTTGCTGACGCATAAAAACAGGAGAGCACAATGGCTGACAAATACTGGAACGGCAACACGGGCACAGATGGCGACGTGACAGACGCCACGAATTGGACGCCCAGCGGGGTGCCAACAGCCAGCGACAACGTGCGGCTGGTGGCTGGATTCAATACCGCAATGAGTAGCAACCTTGCGGGCCTGTCTGGCGTTTCCCTGGGTGATTTTATAGTAGAGGAAGGTTACACAGGCACCATCGGCACCAGCACAGCGGACCTGGAAATAACGTGCACTAGTTTCGAATTCGAGGGCAGCGGGAAAGCATACATTGACCTGGAGGCCAGCAACATAACTGCCACTATCCACGGGAGTGCTGCATCCACCAGCGTGGGAACGTTTGGCCTGTATTTAATAGGCAGCAACCTGGCTGCCCTGGTGGTCAGCAGCGGCAGCGTGGCGCTGGCTGGATTCATGGGTACCACAGCCACAGCCGCAGCTGTCCGCGTCAGCGGTGGGACTGTGACACTAGGGGCCGGCTGTACGGTAACGACCGTGACAACCTACGGCGGGACAATAAACACGCGTGCCAATATAACAACGGCGAACGGCTACGGGGGCACGCTGCGGACCGGGGAACAGGCGGCCATTACCACGCTGCTGGTGGACGGGGCCAGCGTGGACGACAGGGCCACGGGCACGATTACAACAGCAACCGTAAACAGCGGATACCTGGCGGTTAAGGCGGGGACGTCAAAGACAATCAGCACGCTAAACATTAACG